TGCTGGACTGGCCAAGGAGGCCAAGGCGTACTTACTTGCTTGTCCCACTGAGGACCAAGTAGCTGCGTTCGCCTGGAATTCGATTAAGAAGCTACAGCCGGCATCATGCCGGTGTATGGAAGCTCCTTTGATCAAATCCGTCGCCGACCATTTCAAGTCTCCACCTCCCTCCCTTCCTCACGGCTACATCCGCTTTGCGCGTAGTGTCGTTCGACGCCTGTTCCCTCACGGGTGGGACGCCGGTCACTACGAGAAGCAGGTTATGTATGCCGATCCCCCTCTTTCAGCATGCCTGGAGAACCGCCGCGGTGGCGGTGGTCTGCACGGCTTTGTGTCCAACCCTGGCTTTGATCGGCCGGTGGAAGGACGTTATCAACAGTCAAGTTTCCTCACGACTTGTTTGGACGGGGCGACCCGTCCTCTCTCGTCGCGGTCAGGTTTGACAGTCGTACAAAGCGCGGGCAAACCTCGCCCCCTGAGCAAGTTCTCTGCAGATGCTTTGCATTTACGCCCTCTTCATAAGGCGATTTATGACAAGCTTTCTGGTGAGAAATGGCTCTGCCGCGGTGATTTCACCACGGAGGTTCTACAGCGTGCCGGTTTTTCCTATGCAGCAGGTGAAGTTTTGACTTCTGGTGACTACAAGAGTGCTACCGACAACCTCTCGATTGAGGTTGCCGAAGCCATACTTGGTGAATTGCTCAAGAACACGGTCTCTGTGCCGGGTTCGATGAAAGCATACGCCATGAGTATTTTACGTCCCACGTTGTTCAACCTTCAGCATGGTATTGATTCTTTTGTTCCTCGACGTGGTCAGATGATGGGTTCCTATTTGTCTTTTCCTTTGCTCTGTTTGCAGAACAGGATCGCTTTCCTGTATGCGGGCGAGTCGGTTGGGATTGACGCTTCGGAGTTTCCTTGTTTGATTAACGGTGACGACATCCTGTTCCGCTCCGGACCTCACTTCAGTGAGCTCTGGATGAACACGGTTGGTTCACTGTCTTTAGAAGTAGAGCGTAGTAAGACTTCCGTTTCGACTGACTACGGTTCGCTTAATTCCACACTTTGTCGGCGCTACGGCGCTTTCTATCGTGTGGTCGCGACTGTCCGTATGGGCATGTTACGGGAGTGTGAATCGCTCGATTCCCTGTCGAGGGGTTTTGATGATTTTATCGCCGGACTCAAAGGGTCATTGCGGTTCAGAGCCGCGATGGCATGGTTCAGCTGGAACATAGGAAAAATTCGGCCGTTGGGGCTGACTACGCATGACTTGGGCTTTAGAGGCCCTCTTGCGTATCGTTGTACAAAGAGGTACGGTTTACGTCTCGGACCAAGTGATCGATTGGTTCCGTCTCTGAAAATTGATAACGGCCTTCAACTCGCCTGCGAGTATGTCGATGCCGATCTTTTGGATGAAGATGAGAAAAAAGAAAACTTGGCTGAGTTAGCCGCGTGGAAATGGAGAACAAGATATAACGTCTACTCGGACGAACGTGCTAATATGGACTACTACCTAGCCATCTCAGCAACTCGGACTGATCGTCCCTGTTTCAAGTCCCTCTTTTGGGGCTCTGATTCAGGGTCTTTCAATCGCGATTGCGGTGGTGCCAAGGTCTATAGGCAGCGCGTTTTGAAGAAACCTAGGGGCTTTCCTCTCCTCATTCCGATGAGGGGTCGATTGCCGACCTACGAGCAGGTGTTGGCGGGTGAGATAGAGGTCGGCTCGTACGAGCCACTAACCAAGAAGAAATAAGTCGGCCTAACGCCGTAGGACGGAACACAGGGCTTAGCGCTCCCGCTTCTGTAAGTAATGACTGGTAACATGTGCGTCTCCGAAAGAGATTAGCGCTGCGTTTAATGGGTTGGAACCCCAGCTAGAAAGTTGCAAGGTGACATAATGAATTACGGGGTGACCCGTCCTTGGATGAAGTCCAGTGTCAGTTGATTAGTTCAACGGCTCGACGTAGTCTTGTGTACATCGTGGAGTTGGAGGCAGCGGTCCCCTGGCAAAGTTGTTGTCTCGGCCGGTCGCCTGAAATAAGAGGGGGGGGCAGGACGGAAACGCCTGTTATGCCCCTGATGGCTTAGCGCTTCAAGCGCTTCTTGAAAGAAGGAGTAGGCGTGTTGTAGGACACCTGAACCTTTGTTAGTGTGAC